AAACACGAAAGGTCAAGGGTCAGACGATGGTAAATTCATCGGGACTCAAATCATGAATGAGGCGATGCTTGAAAGGTTTGCGATTACCATGCAACAAGAATATCCGCCAGTGGTTACTGAAAGAAAAATTCTTGAAATGGAAATGGCATTGACTGGTGAAGTCGATACTGAATTCACAACCAAACTGGTTGACTGGGCAGACATTATCAGAAAGACCTACTATGAAGGTGCTATCGATGATGTTATCACAACTAGAAGGTTGGTTCACATCGTCAATGCATTCAGAATGTTCAATGACAAACTGAAGTGTATCACAATGTGTATCTCAAGGTTTGACGAAGAGACTAGGAATAGTATCCTCGACCTCTACTCCAAGATTGATGCTGGAGTAGATTTGAATGCAGAAAACTCTATTGACGAAATGGAAGACTAGGAGTATACTAGTATCATGTCAAATAAAATAGAATACAAATACAATGAGAAGGAGCTCCTTTCGGAGTTCTCTTCTTATGTAGATGCCACATATGGTGCTCACTACTCTAAAGATAAGTTTCAGGCGACTGAGTTTATTATGGACGGTGGTCACGGTGAGGGATTTTGTATCGGGAACGTGATGAAATATGCACAACGATACGGTAAGAAGGATGGTTATAATCGTGCTGACCTTCTCAAGGTAATTCATTATGGATTCCTTGCTTTGTACAACCACGATGTTTATAAGGAGACTAAGTAGTGATGAAAATTAGTGATGACACGAGGAATGTCTTAAAAAATTTCTCAACAATAAACCAAGGTATTAAAGTCAGTGAGGGCAACCAACTGAAAACAATATCGAATATGAAAAACATTCTTGCAGTTGCAACTGTATCTGAGGAATTCCCTCAAGATTTCAGTATCTACAATCTGCCAGAGTTCTTAGGTGCAACCAGTTTACTGGAAGACCCCGACTTTCAGTTCAATGATTCTTCTTTGAGTATTGCAGATAGCAATTCTTCAATGAATTATTTCTTTGCAAGTGAAGGTATGGTGACCACGCCAGATAAAATGATTACAATGCCTGAGTCAGAAGTAACATTTGATGTGTCTTCAACACTGTTGAATGACCTTAACAAGGCTGCAAGTGTTCTAGGTGTAGGTGATTTGATTTTAAAATCAGATGGTACCAGTATAACCTTAGAAGTTACAGACAAAAAGAATGACACTTCAAACACATTCAGCAGAGTTGTTGGAACTGGAAACGGTGTGTCTTTCATAATGAACTTTAAGATTGAAAACTTGAAAGTGCTAGAAGGAAACTATTCAGTTTCAGTATCTTCAAAAGGCATCTCTAACTTCAAGAACAAAGATATTGATTTGGAGTACTTTATCGCACTAGAACCCGATTCAAAATATGATATTTAACCTATATATTAGTGTGAGTATTGTACTAGTCTCTACAATTATCACGGGAGTAATTCAATCTCATCAATCTTCAAGGGTGAATTACACTGTGGACTCGGCGGGGAGTTCATCTCTATTATGAAAGAAGAATTTTTATACGTGGAAAAGTATCGTCCTCAAACAATTGAGGATACGATACTTCCCAACCATCTAAAAGATACATTCAAAAAATTCGTTCACGAAGGCGAGATACCTAACTTATTACTTTGTGGTTCTGCTGGTGTTGGTAAAACAACAGTTGCAAAAGCACTGTGTAATGAGATGGGTGCCGACTTCATTGTAATCAATGGTTCGGACGAGGGTAGGTTGATTGATACCCTAAGAACTAAGATTAAAAACTTTGCATCTACAATGTCACTTAGTGGTGGTTCAAAGGTGGTGATACTAGATGAGGCAGATTATATTTCTGCTGACTCAGTTCAACCTGCTTTGAGAAACTTTATAGAAGAGTTCTCTTCTAATTGTAGATTCATCTTTACTTGTAACTACAAGAACAGAATTATTGCACCACTACATTCTAGAACAACAGTGATTGATTTTTCAATCAAACCTTCAGAGAAACCCCAACTTGCTCAAGACTTTATGAAAAGGTTGATGGGTATATGTACAACCGAGGGAATTGAATACGAACCAAAAGTTCTTGCTGAACTGGTTATGAAGTTCTTCCCCGACTTTAGACGTTGTCTTAATGAAGTACAACGATATGGTATTGGTGGTGTCATTGACACTGGACTTCTATCTACACTTAGTGAAGAGAAGTTAACACCTCTTATTGATATGATTAAAGAAAAGAACTGGAGCGGTATGCGAAAGTGGGTTGGTCAAAACTCAGATAATGACTTCAACACATTGTATAGAAAAGTGTTTGATTCATTAGAGAATCGACTTGCACCATCTTCAATCCCAGCATGTGTTCTTATTATTGCTGACTATCAATACAAGTCTGCTTTTGCTATGGACAATGAGATTAACTTTGTTGCATGTCTAACAGAGATTATGACAGAGTGTAAATTCAAATAATGGGTAAGTTAAGACAATGGTTTAGAAGATGGTTTGACAAGAAGATAGAACAAAGTATGCAACGTCAAGCAGATAAACTATTTGAAGAAGGGAGAAAAAAATGACACAATATGATGAATCAGTCCAACGACAAAGAGATATGATTGATGCTGAAGAGTGGTCATCCAAAATCAAATCTATCCATGTACACTCATTCGATTCAATGCACTATGACACTAGACCCGAAGACACTACAGATGGTAAGTCTGTAACAGACCATGAGTTCAATTCAGGCATTGTTAAACGATATCAGAATGGAAAACTAATCCATACCTTCGGGAAAGAACTCAAAGGTGAAGAACTTCTTCGTGCCTTTGTAAGAAATACATAAGTGTCAAAACAAAATCCATTTGACTTCGTAAAGTCCGTATCTCATGATAAAAAAGATATCATGCCAGATGATGTGTCCGAGAAATCATATGCACCCTTTTTAACCAACAAAGCATTATCTTATCATCAAGATTCGCTTTTTTTCGCTAATGAGATGAACACTAGACACGGTACAGAAAACCGTCTTCAATATGTGTTTTTACTAAATACTCTTAGAAAACGACAAAGATTCTCACAATGGCAGAAACCATCTGTAAGTGTCAAAATCGATACTGTTAAGGAGTATTACGGAGTAAGTACAAAAGTAGCTAAAGATTACATAAACGTACTAACCGAATCTCAATATAGACAATTGAAAAAAAGAATGAAAACTGGTGGTAAACATGATGACTGAAAAAGATTATTTAATAATCTCATCTCTCGTTGAAATAACATTTGAAGAAAAGGACGACTTCCTAAAGATTAGGGAAACGTTATCACGTATAGGTATTGCCTCACGAAGAGAGAAAGAATTATTCCAGTCGTGCCACATCCTACACAAAAGAGGAAAGTACTACATAGTACACTTCAAAGAATTGTTTCAGTTAGATGGGAAACAAACATCCATATCAGAGAGTGATATCTCACGTAGAAACACTATCTGTAAACTATTGGAACAATGGAAGTTGATAACGGTCTTAGACCAATCTAAGATTACACTACAAGCTCCACTATCACAAATCAAAATCATCCCTTATAAAGAGAAAAATGAGTGGAAATTAACCACTAAATACACTATTGGGTCAACAAATACCTAAATACCTCCTGTAATAACTTAATAGGAGAATTTTATGTTAGAATTTCTACAATGGGTTATAGCATGGGTACAAGTGATTCCTTGGTTGGTAATGGGCGCATCCCTAATTGCAGCTCTTACCCCAACACCAGTCGATGATGGATTGGTAAAAAAAGTGTATAAATTGTTAGACTGGTGTGCTTTAAACATCGGTAAAGCAAAGGACTAAATAAAAAACGTAACAGTAGGAGTATATTATGTTTATTTTAGAATGGTTGAAATCATTATTCAACACAGAAAGTAAAGCAGTAGAACCAAAAAAGGTAGTAGCAAAGTCTAAGACCTCAGTTGCAGAGTTAAAAAAACTTACAAAGCAACAACTATTTGACCTCGCCGATAAGAAAGGCATTAAGGTTAAGAAGAGTGGTACTAAAGCAGAAGTGGTAAAGCAGATTAGTTCTGCTAAATAACCTATTTGTCTTTCGTCAAATCTGAAGGGAGCTTATGCTCCCTTTTTTTTGATGCTAAGAAGCTATTTGTATAAATAAAGGCATGGAAGAGATATTTAATCTTATTGCGGAAGTGGGAGCGCCTATAGCAGGTTCAATTGTTATGGGGTTCTTCATCTTTATAGTTATCAAACAGATACTTGAAGGTATCGTGGATAACATAAAGACGTTAACAATCTTTTGTAATAGTTTAGAAAATCGTGCCAGAACCATGTCAAATGAGATGGTTAAAATAGATTTGTTAGTGTCGGCAGCTTTAGATTTAAGACCCGACATTGATAGAGTCGCACGTGCAGAAAATTTTCTAGAGGACGGAAAGTTAGATGTCCGAAGAGATTAGTATGGATGTAGCACAACTGATTAATGATTTCGGGTTTCCCGTTGTCATGGCAGTAGGATTAGGTTACTTCATATATTATGTGTGGTGGTTCATCGGTGAAAAGATTGACCCACAAATTGAAGAAATGCATATGGCACTCATTAGAGTCATAGACCAAACTAGAATGCTTGACCAAGATATGATTAGGTTACAGCAGAAAGTTGATGTAGTGTTAGAGTATCGTGCTAGACAAGAGGTACTTGAAGATGCAGAAAAAGAGAAGGCCTTTGAAAAACAAAAGAAAACTACTAAAGGGTAGTTACGACTTATACATTATTAACGCTTGTAATTTACACTGCAAAGGATGTAGTGTATTAGATTATAAAGGTAGGGTTACAATAGGGCATATGACCACTGAGGACATAAGTCAATTGATAACCAAGTTGGACAGTTTGGGTATTATACTTGAAGAACTCAAGATTTTAGGTGGAGAACCTACACTTCATAAAGAGTTCAGTAACATAATTGGTATGTTACTTGCATATAAAGGTATAGTGTTCAAAAAGTTGACGGTGGTAACAAATGGATTACTGTTAAAACCTAAAGTGTTAGAGACACTTAAGTTAGTAGACCATGTTATCGTTTCGGTGTATCCGAACATGCCAGTAGACCAAGAGATGAAGAATTCGGGAATTGCAAATGAACTTTCCGAAGAGACACTCTTAGAGTTTTGGCCACAAAGTTTGTTTGAACAATACGGTGTGGCAGAAACTAGAAGTGGGTTGGCACTCTCGGGAACTACTGCAGAAGAGAACTGGAACAACTGTTGGCAAAAAGATAACTGTTTGACATTGACTACCAAGGGTCTATATCATTGTACAATATCAATGAATGAAGACTCGGATATACAAGAGTATACTACAGCAAAAGAGTTAGTAGAGTTTGTAGAACGTGGGAAACCTTTGGATATGTGTTCAAAGTGTCCATGGCCACCGAAGATGGGAAAATGGTCTTCGTTGAAACCTGAAATAGACTCTAAGAATTATATTAAAGGCGTGGAACTGATACACGCAATTGAGGTGGACAATGAGAAAGATATTAGCGGTAATGATAATGTGCTTCACGGTAAGCGCATACGGTACGGAGATAGTACATAAGTTTAAGAATCCGTCATTTAGTGGACAAGGAACTGGTTCACACTATTTGACAATTGAAAACCAAGAGTCAAGTCGTAAAAAAGCGATAAAGGACTCTCTTGAGGCTGCTGCTAAAGCGGCACAAAGGGCGGAAGAGAATACAACGCTAGCTAAATTTATAAGAAATTTAGAAAGCAGAATTTATGCTGAGATGTCAAAGCAGTTGGTTGAAAATATGTTCAACAATGACAATCCAGTAAGATACGGTTCTTTTGTATTAGAAGGGTCAACTGTAACGTATGAAGTTATGACGAATGCAGATGGTACAGAGTTTATTAAAATGACCATCATAGACACGAATGGAACAACAACAGTTATCGAAATACCAATCGGTAGTGGTAATTTCGGGAGTGATGGCGATGCGAATTCTGGCGGTTAGTTTTTTACTGATACTTACAGGTTGTGCATCTATACCACAATGGTCAGACTTACCACAAGACTGTAATGATAAAGCAGGAAAATATGCTGAGGGTCTAGATAGACACTTGACTATGGCAGTCAAGAAGCAAATGGCACGAAAATATATTTGTGTCGATGAACCCGAAAATGTAAGACTACCATCTTACATTCAGTTGTTGGAATTACCTGCTGCTGAAAGTCGACCAGTAGTTGCAGTATACGGATTTATAGACAAGACAGGACAAAGAAAAGCTAGAGAAGGAATAGCAGACTTCTCTACTGCAGTTACACAAGGTGGAACTGAAATGCTAATTGATGCACTTAAGACTGCTGGTGGTGGAACATGGTTCCGTGTAGTTGAGAGACAAGGATTAGATAACCTAGTAAGAGAGCGTCAAATTATTAGGTCTGCTAGAGAAGAGATTGGTAAGGAAGGTGTTGCACCACTTCTATTTGCTGGAATGCTTCTCGAAGGTGGTGTAATTGGTTATGATACAAATTTAGAATCAGGTGGACGAGGCGCACGTACACTTGGTATAGGTTTTAGTAAGCAGTATAGAAAGGATGCAATCACAGTTTCATTACGTGCAGTATCAGTTCTTACTGGTGAGGTTTTGTTAAACGTCCAAACAAGAAAGACTATCCTTTCTTATGGTTCTGGCGGAGACTTGTTTAGGTTTTATGAACAAGGAACTCAACTAGTAGAGTACGAGGACGGTGTGGGTAATAATGAGTCAGTGACATACGCTACACGTACTGCTGTTGAAGCAGCTGTGTATGAGTTAATTATCCAAGGACACGATAGGGGTTTTTGGAGTATAGAAGGAAGGGAAAAATATGAATAAACTAAGAAGTTTAAGTATATTATGTATTTTATGTGGATTTACAAACATGCTCTTAGCGGCAGCCTCTGACGATAACGAAATTAACATAACTCAAACTGGTGACACTTTGACGTTGTATATAGACCAAGTGGGATATGGTAACAAAATAGGACTAGATAACTTTGACAGTAGTTCAAGTGCTATGCCAATTACTGGTACTTCGTTAACTTTCAATATAGACCAAATAGGTAATAGTAATTTACTTTTTGGTAAGGTAACAGCTGACAGCTCATCATACACTTTAGAGTGGACTGGTGATGATAATGTTTGGGATTGGATGATTGG